CTCTGGAACGCTTGAGGCAGCGCAAAGGGCCAGGCGGCTCTCGTTGATTAAGTCGCGGAAGCCTGTATAAGTTCTTTCCAGGATCTTGATTTCACCGACGCTGTTAATTGCCTTCGGGTGCAGCATTGACCATTCGCGCATTTGCTTTTCGTTCTCTTCGAAGAACTTACGGGCGTAGCCTGGGCCGTTTTCAATGATTAAGCCGTCGGCTGGCATTGCGTGGTACATCAGCGACATCTGCTGTGCCATAATCGGCAGCGAAGCCTTCATGATTGCGTAACTTTCAAAGTCCTTGATCCAGCCTTCAAAGTCCGAGGTGGACCAGCCCATTTGCTGGATTGCGGACCAGAATGGCTGCTTGTTTGGCTTCACCATTGCGCAGCGGTCAGTATTCACGCGGAGCCCTCCGAGCGGTACGAAAATCGAGCGGGCGTGCAGGTAGTCCTGGGCTGTGATGTTGTAGTCTGGAACGTATACGACATTCCAGCGGTCCGCAACGACCCAGTATTTAATAAAGTTTTTCTCTTCTGGTATCTGGTTCAAAATGTCTTTAATGCTGCGCTGGGTCAGTACTGGGCTGTCCCCTTTGAGCATTGGGTAAAGCACGGCCCCGCCATAAATGAGGGCCTGCTTCAAAACTTCGGCGTACTGTGCCGTGAAGCCGCATTTTACGGCGTATGCTTCCAGGACGTCGAGGTCCTCTTCTGAAAGGTTGGCGCACTCAAACTTTACGCCGTCGAGCGAGAGGCAGCCTGCCTTTTTGTTAATAATGCGGGAAGGGAGGCCGCCGTTGGCGTAGTAGCTGGTTGCTTCTGTCGGTGAAATCGACACGGGGATTGTAGTCTCTGTCTTGAGCCCTGGGTCGATAAATGTTCCAATTCCCGAGACTGGGTTCGAGTAGCCGTCCTGCACAATTCCAGCACTTTCTGGAACCTGCACGGCCTGGGCCTGGAGCCTCTGCTGCAGCTGCTGCGGAACGTCTGAAAGGAGGCCCCGCTTCATGTCGTCGAGCGTCTGGAAACCTACGCCGTCGTTGACCAGCTGGTCCTTGACGTTCTCGTACATTTCGTCGCGAATGAGGGCCAGCTCCGAACTGTCCAGGGCGATTGCCTCGGCCCCGTCGTTTGTGGTGCTGCCGTTGACTTCGCGGCTTGCGATTGTTTCAAAGATTTTTTTCCAATGGTTGTTACTCTGCTTTTCGCTTATCAATTTGAAGGTAGCCATTTTCCTTTACGTTCTCCCTTGATAATTCTTTTAAGTCCATGAAGTCTTCGTCGCTTCGGACTATGCGGTATATTACGTACTCCAGGGCGTCGCAGATATGGTCTGGCGCGTCTTCGCCTTTTCCCTTTTCTGGCTGGCCTTGTTCGTTGTACTGTCTGGTCTTGAGCGCTTCTGTTACGATCTCCGTTTCTTTGCAGTCGAACACCTGCAGCAGCCCAAGGCGGAACAATTTATTTACATAAAAAACGCGGTCAATAATGCGCGGGTTCGCGGTCCCAATCCTGCACTCTATGCCGTGTTCTATGATTTCGTCTTTGTAGCCCTTGAGGACTTCTTTTCCCGAGCAGTCTGGGTACCAGAGTATTTCCTGCTCCTGGTAGGTCTGGCGCATTGTCGCTGGCGCTACGCCTATGTCTTCAAAGCTCCAGCCCCTCACTATGTATAGTCGCTTGTTCTTCTTGACGACGGCCACGGCCTTTGAGAAGCCGCTGTTTAAGTCCTGGCCCACCTGCACAATGTACTCGGCCCCGATTTCAAACGGTTTCACCTTGCAGGCGTCTTCGTTGAATTCTGGGTATACTCGGCCTGCGCGGAGGTTTATAAATCTTCCCTCTAAATAGGCCAGACGCTCGTTGTCGTCGTAGATTGCATAAAGTGATTTTACGTAAGAAGGCGACAGGCTGGTGTTGTTCTTTGTGAGGCCCCGCACCAGGACGTATTTCTGCTTTGCCTGCTTCAACTTCTGAATAATTCTGTAAAGTCCGCGGTAACCCTGTACCGTCGTGAAATACATAATGTATGGTATGCGGCCGTCTGGCAGGACCAGTCGGGTTCGCTCTCGAAGTGATTTGTTTACTTCGATTGCTTTTTGTTCTGGCAATTCGTCTACCTCGTCGCAGAGGCAGATGTGGAGGTTCGGTCCGTAGATATTCTCTGGTTGCTCTGTTGCGATAAGCAGGAACTTGACCGTGCCAATGGAGAGAATGTTGTCTTGTTTGTTGAATGAGTGCAGGCTGCCTGTCTTGTTGAGAAGTCGTTCCAGGTCCATAATGACGGTTTTTTTTAGCAGCGTGATTGTGGTTGAACAAACGCCGACGCTTATGTCCTGGCCCTGGTAAGTTTTCGCAATAATAACAATCATTAAAACGATTGAGAACGATTTCCCGCAGCCGTAGCCTCCCGCAAGAATAAAGAAGTCTATTTCTGGGAAGGCAAACGGGGCCGAGCATATCTGCTTCTGATGAACAAATGGCTCGATTGGTTTGTCCTGCACCAGGTAGTTGTTATTCTTGGTTAGTGTCTGGTTCTGCTTCATAGTCTGGGATTTCCACCGTTGCTGAATTGATTAAATCCTGGGCTGTCTGCATATCGCCTGTAAGGTTGATGTTGAGTGGGTCCGTACCATCCAGTTTAATAATTGGTGTTTGTTCATAACATCTGGTCCGTCCTTTGGTTGAGAGAACAAACTTTGTGGCCCATTGCTCTTTCTTTATCAACGCGTCATAAAGGCTGCTTTCGGCCAGGTCCAGGACACGCTCGCTTTCGTCTGCGAGTGCTTCCTGGGTGTCCTTCCATTGTTCTATCAGTCTTTTTGCGGTCCTGCTTTCACAACCCAGTCGCTTTGCGATTGTGGACATGATTCCCAGGGACCCTTTTATCGCGTCGAGAACTTCTTCTCTGGTTCGTTTTACCATTGTTTACCCCTTTGTAACTTTGGAAGGTTTTTATCTGACCATGTCGCAGCTGCCGCAGTTATGGTCGCAGGTTTCTTCTTCTTGCTGTGGAAAGCCCAGCACCTCGCACACAAGCTTTGCCTTGATTCGTTCCTGGCAATCCTTGCAGAGAGTAAGCCTTAGGACCGTCTCCTTGCCTTTGATTTCTTCGTCCAGGACCTTTATCTTTGTGTATGCCTTCATACGGAGCTTCCCGTACTCGAGAGGGTCTACCTCATACTTGCAAATTGAACATTTCATTTTTTTACCTCACAGAACGGCTCCCTTGAAGCCATTGTTGATTCTTCTTCGGCGAGTTCCCTGCGCAGAATATACACGCGTTTTATGAGGACGCTCTTGTACCGCTCCATTGTGGTGTGCTGCTCAACGAGGAGGATTCTCTGGTCCTCTGAAATGTCCATAAAGTCGCCGCTTGTCATGAATGTTTCAAGGTTGACAATCTTCTGTTTAAGTTCCGCAAGTTCCGCCAGAATCTTGTTGATTACTGTTGTTTTTGACTGTGCCATATTTTTCTACCTTCCTGTGTCTATTCGTCTTCGTCGATGATGTCTTCCAGGGCTGGAAGGTCTACGTTGTCAACAACAACGGGGCCGAGTTCTTTTGTGGCCTCCTTGCCGTTTTCTCCTTTGAGGAATACGAGTACGTTTTCGTGAATCTTTGCGGCCTCGTCCAGGTCTCCCTTCACGAAGGCGAGAACGTTCTGGTGGATTTTACCTACCTTGCGGGTTTCCTTGAGGTCGTGGCCTGCGATAAATACTTTTCCTACCTGGGAGTTGATCAGAATGATTTCGTTGTAGTATTTCATTCCTGCGGCTTCAAAGGCTTTGATTGTGTCTGGGACGAAGTCGCGGTAGATTCCTGTCTTCTTGTCTCGAACCTCGCCGATAACGAAGCAGGCGAAGCGGTTATTTTTAAGGTGAGAGCAGGCTTTCTTGATTATGTCTGTGTAGGCCTCCATGAACTGGTCGTATTCCATATTGCTGATGTCGCCTTCGCGGTCGCTGTAAACTTCCAGGTCGGCGTATGGTGGGCAGCTCATAACAAAGTCGAACTCTTCGCCTGGTTCCAGGTGTTCGTCCATTTTTACGCTGTCTGAAACAATCCAGCGAGGCTCTGTCTTATTGCCTGCGCAGAGGTAGCGCTGCTTTTCGTTTGCTGCTATCTGTTCTGGTCGAATGTCAAAGCCTGTGTATTCAACGCCTTTGAAACTGGCGACAATTCCTCGGACGCTGCCTCCGCTGAATGGGTCCAGGACCTTTCCTCCTGGGAAGCAGTACCAGCTGTAGAGGGTTTCACAAAGTACTGGGTCGAACATTGAAATGTCAGAGAGTTTTGATTTCTTTCCTGTGTATTTCTCGCGGCGTTCTCGGAGGTTCTTCATCATGTCCGTGTCGCGGCCTTCGTCGGATTTCATTCCGATTGCTTTCCATTGGCGCTTGCGGTCCTGCCAGTAATCAATGCGGCTGTCGAGAATTGAGAATGGTGGAACAATGAACTGTTCACGGAGGGTCTTCTTGATTTCTTCTACGTCTGGCTCTGGTTCTGGAGTGAGGTCCATTGTCCCTTCTGGGAGTTCCAGGTCGTTGAGGTCTACTTCCAGGTCCCCGATGAACTCCATGACACTTTCCTTTGTCATTTGTCCGTAGTGGCTGTTAAGGCGGAGGAGGAGGTTCTTTGCTTCTGCTTCGTCCTTTGCGTTTACATAAACAACGGGCAGCTCTGGGATGTAGTCGCCTCTAATTGCCATTCGTTTTAAGGTCTCGAGGCGTCCGTGACTGTCCAGGACGTAGTTTTTGTCTCCGTTCTTCCAAACAAAAAAAGGGAATGCGAAGCCGTATGTTTCAATGCTCTTGGTGATTTTTGCGTAGTCTGTGTCGCTTCTTTCCTTGAGCCCACCTTGAAATTCTGTTAGTGCTGCTAGAGGGAGCACGTCCTTTGTTTTGCATTTTACTTCCATGCCGTTATAGTCGATTTGGACTTGCATTTATTTTGAATAGGCGTTAATCTTCGTATGTGGATTGAGGAGAATGCTTGGGGCATTCAACGTTTTGGACGTTTCCCATAGCCACATAAAAGCACCTTCTGGGTGCTTTATTTTTTTCTGTATGCTGTTTGTAATTCTAGGTTCAGCCTTCCTGCTCTAAATTCCATTAAAAGAAATACGCCATTTGGCTCCTGTTGTCTAAAAATAATAACTGGCTGTCCGTTTTTGTCTTTTGTAGGACTAAGTTTTATGTCAGTTGTTGTATCTACAATCTCTTTCATTTTTTCAAGGTCGCCTGGTTGTAGTTTGTGCTTTGGGGTTGACGACCCTCCAAAAATTGCGGGTCGTTATACCTTGTGTTTCATGTAACAGCTGTGTAAATTGTGTTCCTTGTCATGGCTGTAATAGTTGTCATGGCTGTACAAATCAATGTCAAGCTAATTGCTACTCTGGATATAACCCATGTAGTACTACTCCTACTCCTACTCCTTGTAGTACTACTCCTACTCCTTGTAGTACTTCTTCTTGTTCAGCTTGTAATGGTTGTACTTGTGCAAACTGTCAACAAGGTGGTTGTGCACAATGCGGTAGTTGTACTACTGGAACCTATGGATGTGGCTCTTATGGAAAAAGTCCAGAAGGACAAGGAACTAAGTCGTAAAATAAAAGGAGTGAAACATTGTTTCACTCCTTTTTTATTCTATATTTCCATTAAATATAACTTATTATCACCAGTATAGATTTTCAAGGTTTCAAGTATTTCTTTTCTACCTATTGCCCATGCATCAGGTACTAAACCAACACCTTCCTGCAAAGGTTTTCCATAGTCATAAGTTGTATCAAGCCATCCACCTGGTTTAGCTTCAAAAGCAGCTGGAATTGTGATAGTAAAGTCCAGATTTGAAATATAAAACTTTTTAGTATCAGGTGTATACATAATATCACCACAAGAGTTCTGACCAATTACATAAGTATTAAGACCTGTTTCACCATGAAGATACTTTGTATAGAACCAGTATTTTTCTGAACCCTGGCATGTATTTCTATCTACAAGGAAGATAACTGTTCCTTTGTATTTTCTTTCTACTAAACCTTTTACAAAATCTATAAAAGTATCACCATTATCTCCCCAACTTTCTGTAAGGTCAAAAATGATATAATCTTTTTTAGCTGCTTCATCAACATTTTTTAGCAAGTGATTAGTCCAAACTGAAACTCTGTAGTAGTAGCTTTTTTCAGTTTCATACATCTCATATTCATCAAAGTTCCAGATTTTTCTATTTGTATGTTCTTTATCAAAAGACCATTCCCATTTTCCAACTCTCCAGTCTTTTTTGCCATGACTTGGATAGTAAAACATAGTCTCATTTTCAACATAGCCTTTAGCTAAAAGTTCTTCTTTTGCTCCATAGATATCTGAAAATACTACTGAATAGTATGAAGGACAGTAATAACCTTCTTTACCCATACGAGTAGTAAAAACATCTACTGGCTCAGTAAGTTCACCATTTTCAAACTTCCAATAAGGCCTTAAAACATTAAAAGTCTCATCAGCAGTTTTTACATTATCAAGCATATAAGGCCTGAAGCCACGTTCACAAAGAAGACTGTAATTAGGATGAGCCATAATAGCCTTTTTTACTTCCTGATTTACAGAACCAACATCATACCAATCACTATGTTCATTAACTGTTTTTGTAGAAGCACAACTTAAAAATGTAAGTGAAATGGCAATCAATAAAATACTAAGTTTTTTCATTCTATACCTCTCATGGTTGACGACCCTCCAAAAATTGCGGGTCGTTATACC